GATCACGGTGCGACCCATGCTCATTGCGCCGCCGTCCGGAGCGTCAGACGATTGCTCGGTAGACAGTTGCACCGGTGCGGTAGGCAGGTGGTGGGCGGCGCGGATCAAGCCGTTGATCAGGTTTGCAGCACTGGCACCTTGCAATGCATTCACATCGATGTTGGCGATGCGAACCACATAACGCCAATCCCGAACGGTCATGCCCATGTCCCACTTGAAGTGAGTGCGGTAGCCTTGATACGGGTTGCCTGCGCCATCCAGCAATGTCCATTCGCCCAAGTCGCGGTGTTGCAATCCGCTGATCTGTCCTTTCGGGAAAATGCCGTGTGCCGTATTTGGGCCCCATACCACCATCCAGATCGAGGTGTTGGTGGAAGCTGTGCCACCTGCGTCGATCACGTTCGCTGCGGTCTGAGCGGTTGCGCTAGATACCGTGTTGAAGCGTGGCGACAAGCCCATGAAACGCTCCGGGTTCACGCTAGTGTTGCCGTAGAACAGCGTAGAAGCCATTTGCTGGTTCATGCCTTCCAGGAATGCCAAGTCTTCTGACAGACGGAACTCAGCACTGTTGCCATTCAGGTCAGCAATGTACTTGTCGATTTCCGAATACGTTTCCAGCATGACGCAGTTGTCGGTGATCTGCGCAGTGGTGCTCTTGGTCTTCGCAACACCGTAGTTAAGCAAGCGCCATGTCGCAGACGGCAAGCCGGTGCGCACGGTGGTTTTGTGGCCAGTTGCAAGGTTGCCCTCTACTACCAGCATGTCTTTCAGAATCTCGTTGGATTGAGACAAGATGTTAATGATGGTGGCGATCTTGCCATCATCATCGATACGCTTCGCCCAGTCGGCGTAGGTAATTGCTGTTGCGCCTAAAATTGCCATGATTGAATCTCCTTAAATAGTCTTCATAAAGTTCTCCTGTGTTCTGGTCTCGTTTTCGGTGGCCGTGTTAAGGTGGGCCGTATCGATCACTGGACAGGGGTTAATTAACGTGCTTTGCTGGACGATGGGTACATGCTCGTCAAGAGCTGCGCGGTCTTATCTCCTGCTGTTCCTGGTGCGGAACCTGCTATGTGCTACTGATAAGCGGTACATGATCCGGACAATTTCCGGATTGTTTCCCGCGCCTGTGAAAGCGAACGCATCGAATATCTTCTGGGCTTCGTCACCACCAACGGCTTTCACCGCTTTGGCAATCGTGGATCTGACCTCGTCATATTTCTGTCCACCCAGTTCGGTGTCAGCCTTGACTGCGGTTTGCCACTCGGCCTGCGTCTTGCTCCACAAGTCATAGGGTGCCTGTGTGGCATCCTTCAAAGCTGCTGCATGCATATCAACAAGTTTTTGTGCTTTCTCGGCTGGTGATAGCTTGGGATCAGCCATCACGTCCTTGAATTCTTTTGTCTTGGCTTCGTCCAGCTCAACGCCTTCCGGAGTATTGAACTTGTAATCGTCGGCTGTGATTTCCTTGGGCTTGTCGGCCTCTTCCGATTTCTTTTGCAGTTCTTCAGGAGAGAGTTTGTCCAGGTCTTCTGCCTTGGCTCCCTTCTCGATCAGCTTGGCCTTGGCCGCTGCGGCATCGAATTCAGGCGCATCAGCGGGTTTGTCCGCTGGCTTGGCTGGCTCAACGTCAGAGACGATACTGCCGTCAGGTGCAGGCTTAACAGCTGCTTCTGCGGGTTCCGCTGCTGGTGTGGAAGGTGCTGCGGCAGCTGGTGCCGGATCGGCTGAGGCTGCTGCGGGAGCTGCGCCACCGCCTGTTGCATCACCTTCAGGAAACATCAACATCCATAATCTTTTCTTAAACATTTTTTGCCTCGCGCATCATGGTTACGTACTCATCAAGGAACTCATCCAGCAGTTGAGCTGTCAGCTTCTTGCCGATTGCTTGCTGTCCGCAGTTGTAAAACGTGGTCGAGTTTCCTGTAAACGCCTCTTGAAACGGCTTCATTTCTGCAATTAATCCATGCAGCCACAGGCGCGAATCAGGATGCCCGAGCACCAGCTTCAAACCGTTCTTGATCCTGGCATCAAGGCCTTTCAATCCTTTATTGCGCTGCGCTACCGATTCAGGATCTGATAGATCAACCGGCAGTACAGGTTCTTTGTTCACTTTACCCTCGGTCGCGCTCATGATGTCGGTGCCGATGCAAGTTCAATCAGCTGGAATTGCTCATCGTTATCGGTGAGTTGTATTCCGTGTTCTCCCCAATGCACAAGCTGAAAGCTTAGATCGGCATCAAGCCAGATTTTCAGCCCTGCCTGTTTGGCTGCGTGGCAGAACATGTAATCTTCGCCAAGCAAGCGCGGCTCGCCGCTGTCTGGCATCCACTCCTTGAGGTCATCAGGAACAGGTTCGTTTTCTTCCAAGCACCCGAAGCGGAAATATGGACGGCGCAAATTGTCCAACGCGGCGATCCTGATCAGCAGGAATCCTGTTGGAAGTGCTTCGACTTCTGTCAGGCCATGTACCACTGCACTTTCGCGCTTGAGTGGAACAGCAAGATTGTTGTGAGGTATACAACGCCGCGCATAAGTCGCGCCCACAATGTCCAGATCGTTGCTGATTGCATGTTTCAACAGGCGCAGCAGTGAGTCAGGCGGGAATGTCATGTCTGAATCGATCATCAGGCACCAGTTGAGGCCATGCTGCTTGCACTGTTCGATACCGTTGTTGCGGTTCCCGGCAATGTTGCTGCCCTTCTGGTTGATCAATGCCAATGGTATGCCCATGCTGTAGGTCATCGCGGCCAGTGCCATGGCGAAGTTCGC